TTTCCGATCGACCAAGAGTTTTCAATGTAGTTGTAAATAGCGTAACGACTAATCTCTCCGGTGTCGTCTTCAATGCTGGGGTAGAAAAACCAAACTTCCGAAAAGGCTGCGTTGAGGGCTGTATGACACTTGAACGCCTGACCCAAATCCAAATCGTTAAAAACATACTCTTGCACAGAACAGGGTAGTTGCTGCACAGCGCCGTTGTAAAAGAAAAACCCTTTCTTGGAAATAAAGTAAACGCCGTTTGGTGCATTAACCGCAGCTTTAGGACCAATCAATCCAGCGCCTTCGTTAATTAAGTTCAATGCAAAAGTAAGCGGCGGTCCAATGAAGTTCATTGAGTAAAGGCTGGTATCAGTCCAGATCAGTATTTCCTGACGAGATTTAATGCCGCCAATGATAAGAGAGCCAGAAGACAATCTTACCGATCCGGCAGAGTTCGTTGACAATGGTTCAAACTCTAGCTCGTTTTCTGAATCGCTAAAGGCAACCAGCATTGGATCGATAACGCCCGTTCTAGATGATCCTGAAATGGGATCGGCGCCTAAAACAACCAAATGCCTGTCCGTTTCGCTCGTAATAACTTGCAACCCAACTGTTGGCACCAAGTTAGCGCCAGTTATTCCAGATAGCAAAAGCGCTCTTACGCTAGTCCCGTTATTTTCTTTCCATCGATAAATGCCAGCACCACGGGGGCAAATGATAAGGTCTTCGCCATAATTGTCGTGCGTCCACAATCGGAGCTGGTTGTTAGCTGACAAAGCAGAAGACGAGCCGAAAGTGCCAGCGCCCCATGTTCCTACACTCCATCCTGTGCTAACAACATAATCATTCAAACCAACATTTATTTGATAAGTTCCAACGACGCTACTGCCTCCGTTTCCAGAGTCTGAGGCGTTAGCTGTAACGGTTGAGCCAGATGTGTCCTTCGCTGTGACTGTGTAAGCGTTCGCGCTGGTGACCAAAAGGATTTGATACTCTTGATTCAAGACTGCGGCTGTGACGTTGCCGCCTAGACTTGATGCACCAGAAAAAGTAACAAAGTCATTGTTCTCTGCACCGTGGCCAGTATCGGTGACCGTGATTGTAGATGAACCATTAGTTGCTGAAAACGTAACATCGCCAGCAGAAGTAGTGGCGCGAATAGGGGTTATGTCGTAATAAACCTGACCGTCTTCTATGTAATATTTTAAAGTGGTGCCGACGCCAATGTAACGAGTGCCACCTAAAGAAATCCAAGAATGCAAAGCTCTAGCCAATCCCAAAAACGAATTGGTTCCAGACTTGACCCAGCCTCCTATTTTTTCGACAGCGCCTTTTCTAAATCTAACAAAGTTGCCGTCAACCCACCCACCTTCGTTTCCGTAATCAGTTGACTCTTTATCTATTCCCGGCTTGAACTGGAGATTTGATAACGGCATTAATCATGCGAGTCGTATGATTGCGGCTGTTGCATTAGCCGCAGGAAAGACAATCGTAAAATTGCCAGCAGTGCTTGTCTTGTCGCCGCCAAAGTCCACGACACAAGCGGCAGGATCGCCTGATGCGCTGTCGTTATAGATCATGCAGGAACGAGCCGTAACGGTTGCTGTTCCGAATGTAAGATCTGAAAAATCGCATAAAGCCGTGGTGCCGCTTGCTACCGGAGTGACAGAGGTTAAAGCCGCGCCTCCGCTCGTGTAATTTGTTCCGCTGGCCTCTTGGCTAGTGCTAAACGCAGTAGTGGTCGCGCCCATGGTTGCACTGCTTGTATACAAAGCAAGCTTGAAAGTGTTACCAGTTGTAGCTGTAAAATTGTGGACTCCTTTCAAAGCCTCAACTTTAAAACTTGTGCAGATGGCAGATGTCGTAGCGATGGCGCACCTCCTAATTCCAATCTAATTGTTTCACAATATTAGCCATATCATGATGGCCTTGTTTATTCAACAATCCCACAATTGTGGTTCGATCACTAATGATCGCATTGCGAATTACACCCAAGTTTATCTGATAAATATAATCTTTAAAAGCCAAAGCTTGTTGGCGAATATGTTCTGGAGCTTGCTCTGAAATACCACATATCTTGTTGGTTAACTGCTGCGCCCAAAACTCTGGGTCATGGCCTTTGTTCGTAGTGGTAGCTACTTCCAAATTGCCTAGCTTTAAAAAACTATCGTCAGTCAGTTTACCCACGATACGGCTCTGGAGGCTTCATTCTTTTGTCAGGTATTTCTAAGTTGTTTTCAGCTAATCTTTGATCCAGCTCTGAAGCTTTACAAGCCAACCACTTGTCCTTATTGGGTACAGCAACCATCGGATCTGCTAGTCGGTGATAACCGTAAAGCCTGTCTCGAAGAACTACGTTTTGATCCAACAAACTAGATCTTTGACTGCACCCGACTGAAATGTTTTTTTCAATACACTTTGCCAACCAGAATTCGACACAAGCTCTTCCGGCTTCTGCAAAATGCAAATTGTGTTCGTAGGAATAATCGAGGCCAAACAAATTGATTTCAGCTACCTGATTCCAGTAAGCAAAAGCAATAGCAAACGGCACCGTATTGTTGAGATAGGCGCATTTGCCATAATTCAAAACTTCTTCCAAAGGATATTCAACAGCAGCCGGAACCCTAGGGTCCAGCTCGCAGGTGTAAATCGGTATATCCAGCTTGGGTAAAGTCTTCCGCATAATTTCGGTTTGACCTCCCGCGTCGTCGGTATCTAAAAACCGACTTGCTGGATCCATCATGAAAAGACGATCTACCTGAAGCACGGTCGCAACAGCGTTGATGCCCCACACCTCATCCCATTCAACAGAATTTTCTCGACCAATGATGTAGTCGATTTGTGAATTGCCCAAACCGACAATCGCAATGCGTTTGCCCTTGAGCGACTTGATCGGACGCACTACGTTATGCCAGTGCGTAAAAGGTCGTACCTATATTCGTCACGGGTTTCTCTCCCGCTAGATAGATTTCTCATGCGTTCCACTGCCTCTTTAAATCTAAGTTCAAAATTACCAATTACATCAGCAGACTCTTTAAGAAATACAGCGCCCTCGACAAGGGATCCATAAAGCAAAGCGTCTGGGTGATCTGTTGAAAGTATAGTTGTTCCAGAGTCTGAACCGGCGGTCAAACTAGCTGGTTTGTGCAAGTAATGCAGCTCCACCGTATAAGCTGCATCAGGTATCGGAGCCAACTCAAAAGCGGTTTCGTCAAACAAGCTGTAATATTTTGGTCTGCCTGTTGTCGCGGTTGAGCTTGAATATTCTTTAATAAAGCTTGGATGCTTAAAATCCAAATAGTGATATACGTTGGAAGAAATTACAGCCAAGCTGAATGGTGCGTAAAAATCGTCAGGCGTCGCCAAAAACCGATTGGTGTTAGCCGTTGCGCCCTGCACGTTTTTTCGCTGCTCAGGCAACTGAACCATTTTGAATATACGACTTTCAGACTCCTTAATAAAAGTCGGAAGGTTGTTCGTAAAAGTTGTTTCAGTCGACTCAAGATAATCTTGAATAGCTGTCTTTAAAGTTGCGTAGGTAAAACTCATGTGGTTACCGTGACTTCCCCGACTCCTGATGTAATTTCAAACGTGTCAAGCTTAGTTCCTAAGATACCATCACCCACGTTGGTGTAAACCACAAAAAAGTTGTTGTCTTCTGACGAATCTGGACGAGCTTCCTTGATAGCTTCTGGATCGACAGGTGTCGGCTTAGGATCTAGCTGGGGGTGTTTAGGGGACCACTGATCTGGACCCACTATCAGCCCGTCCCAAGTCTTTTTCATTTCTCTACGGCGATACCTGAATCCGGTTATATCACAGATCCCATAAGCTTCTTTGCCCTGAGCAAATGCCATGGCTACGCGGTGTTGTAACCAGACAGATTAGGAGCGATCGTAAACGGCGCCCTTTCTCTGTCTTGTGATAGAGCGCGTTCAAACTCTTCTTCGTACAACGCCTTCAACACTTGTATCCTGTCAGGCGCTCGCTTCAAAGCCATGTAATAAGCAAGACCTGCTGCCAAGCACGGGTAAAAACGAAAAGGCAGGTC